AGTTTGAGAAATAATTTTCATATTATTATTCTCAACAAATCCTTTAAATTGTTCTGGAGACATATTTGCTCTACCTGCAGTATTTTCAATTGAATTTTCACGTCCACCATAAATCCAAGAATGGTGTATAAATGATTGACCACCTGGTTTTAAAACTCTGAAGATTTCTTTAACATATTCTTCAGTTACGTTTGCGTGCATGTGAACAAAAGAATCAAATGAAAAAACTAAATCTTGTGAATTATCTCTAACACCTGTTAAAGATTTACCATCATTAGTAAAATAAGCTAAAACATGATGACCTAATTTTTCTTTTGTTTTTTCAATACATAAAGGATTTAAATCAATCACGATTAATTCGGATGCCAATATTGATAAAAATTGAGTAATACGACCAAAACCTGGTGCAATTTCTAATATTTTTTTACCTCTAAAATCTTTTATAAAGTCAAAAATTTCTTTATTCCACAAATTTTCTGTTGTGCCAAATGGACTTGACCAATCATGTCCATTATCCGACTCTGACCATCTGTTAATGTCATTCCACAACTTTTGTTCGTCTATATTATAAAATTTTTCCATAAAAAAAATATAAGATATTTTTTGTTTATTTACATACTACCATCACGTATTAAATTATTTTTTTTTTTAATTTAACAATGACAATAATTTAATACTATCTGTGACGATATCACCCGTTAAGTAATGTATGTTTTCAACACTATTGTATTTTTCTTTATAAGTTGGTAAATTAAAAATCATTGTTGGTTTTTCATATTCCAAAGATTCTTTAATTGATAATGGATTTAATTCCATTATTGAACTAAATAAATGCACATCACAGGCTTGTATAAATAAATCAACATCATTTCTTTCACCCCAAACAACACAATTTTCAGGTTTTGTTTCCATAATTGGTTGCCAATAATTAATAAAGTTACTTGCTTGATTACCAATAAAATGAAACATAATTTTATGTTCTTGTAATAGTCTTGCAATCTCAAACGCATAACCTTGATTTTTACCTGAAGTAAATAAACCAATATTAATGATGTGTTTCCATTCAGGGTCTAACATCAATTGTTCTTGAGCCCATTTTTTGTTTGGTATTTTTATATCAATTGGATACTCAATTAAATCCATTGGAATTCCCAAATCTTTAAATACTTCTAATGAATGGGGTGATACAAAAATAAATTTATCAGGAAAAAATCTTTTCCAATTAGGGTCAGTATAAGAACAATGTGTTGTTTCAAATATTTTATATGTCCTATTTTTTAAATAAAGACGTTTAATAATATGAATCGGCATAAAAATTTCCGAAAATTCCTCAATCATAATATAATCAGGATTATGGTCATCAATTACATTAAATAAATCATATTCTTTATTTTCAGATAATGAAATAAATTTATCACCAATCATATTAATAACTTTATTTCGTTGAACCACGTATGACCAAGCAATCATATCCCATTCAACAACGATTACATTATAAAAATCTTTTAATAGTTCTACTTTTTTTGCAACAACTTGAGGACAACCGCCCGTTGACATGTGCGGTGTTAAAATTAACAGTGTTTTCATAAGTATTAAATATAAAAATTATTGTATCAATAAACTTGAATTATCTAAAACCGAATTATAATATATAAATTTATTTTTATATTCAATATCTTCAAAAATTAATTCTAAAGTTTTTTCATTATTTTTTAAAACAATAACATGTTCTACATCATAAAAATTATCTAACAAATCAATAATTTTCCAACAATTTGGATGTACAATTCCAATATTATGTAAAATATTATTTACAATAACTTTTATGTCATATTCACAATTAGTTTCATTTCTACTAATAAATTTTAACTTATTATCTTTTGGGTCAAAAAAAGGAACGTCCCAATTAGTACGATTTTCATTAACAATATTAACATCTAAACCATTTAATTTTAAATTATTATAATTTTTTTCAATAAATGTTCGTTGTTTTTTTATTTGATTAAATAGTATATTTTCAGGAACTTTTGGATAAACACCAAAATATGAATTTTTTAAAGTTTCTTTATTATTTTCTTTCCATTCATCAACCACAAAATCAGTTTTAAATGAAAGAAATCCACCAGCAATTTTGTGAGTATGTTCGGTATTATATATGACATAGTCATACTCATTTAATAATTGCGAATTTTCAATTAACTCCTTGTCATCTATTATTTTTGTGTCATATTCAAAATAATGTATTTTTTCGTATTTTAAATTTTTCGCTATAGATATTGACGGTATTAGTGTGTCTAAAATCGCTTTAATAGTATTACCAATTCCAAGATAAGAACTCCATATTACATAATTATTATAAGGGGAAAACCACCCATTTTGTCTATATTCAATATCATTTAAAATAATATTATTTTTATCAAAATAAAAATAATCAAAATAATCAAAAAAATGCATATCTAACGGGGAGTGAGACGCAACTAAAATATCATATTTATCTTTAAATTTTTGTAACTGTTTTAAAAACTCAAATAAAATTTCTTTTTTTTCTTTACTTGGGCAATACGCAGTTATTAAGATTAAATCTTTATTCATCTTTTTTTAAAATTCTATTAATTCTTTCGAATTTAGTTGGGGTATTTCCTCCAGCATGATAAACATATTTTATTTCACCATCTTCAAAATTTCTATGGTATGAGTATGGTAATATTTTTACATTATTTAATGTAATAGGGTATTCTAAATCCTCAACTAACTTATTAAGAATATTTTCACCACCAGGTAACAAATATAAATCTAACAATAATTCATCAAGTCTACTTTGTTCATACCTATCAGGATTTTCCCAAAGAGTTTTTAGCATGTTTAATGACCACTCGCTATTTTTCCATATCATAAAACCTGTAGTTGTGTTTGTCCATACATTACCAGTTGTTTTATCCATCTCTGATTTTGGTATTACTAAATCAATTTTATCAGTGATAAAATCTTCAATCCTAACATCTTTATTTACAAAAACCGCATCGGCATCTATCCATACTACATAATCAAATAAAGGTAATGTTTTTAATAAAATATCAATTTTAATCCATGTTGGATGCCAATCAGAATATTCAGAATCTTTTACTGTTTTTTTAATATATGAATACCCGTTAATGTTAGCATAATCCAAATGATTTGTTGAGCATAAATCACCAAAGTCGCATTTACCATAATTGTTCCATCTTACATTACCATATTGTGTTAAAATACATATGTTTTTTGTTATTTCATTTTCCATATTTAGTTTTATTTAAATTTATTTTATCGTTTCCAATATGTTATAGTCCTTAAACTACCATCACCATAATAAACTGTAAAATTATCAAAACCCAACAATGACATTCTGTTAGAAAAGTCTGATTGAAATTTATCAAATTCATCATATGTTTTATGAAATTCGGCGGATAAACATCGTAAAGAACTTAAATGTTCATCTTTTATTGATGTTAAAACATCAACTTCACCACCTTCAATATCAATTTTCATAAAATCAATTTTGGTATCCATATTTTCAAATATTTCATTAATTCCAATAACAATAACTTTTTCTGAATGAATAATTTGTCTTTGATTTAATAATAAGTCTTGTTCTTCACTGGTTCCACCACCAATGTGTGTAAAATCAGTATGAATTCTAAATGTGGTAAAACCATTTTTACCACCAACAGCATTTTTATATACTGAAGTTTTAGGTCCTTTATTTTTTATTAAACAATTAAAAGTTGGTGTTACAGGCTCAAATGAGATTACTTTTGACGCTCCACGAGTTTCTGCTCTATGTGCAAAAACACCTATATTTCCGCCCAAATCTAAAACAACATCACCTTCTTTAATATAACAACCATATCTCTCATAATCACACCCATTATCGTCAAAACTATAATGATGAAACATTTCAAACCATTGATAGTTGTTTGCGTCAAATTTTCCTTGTCTATATAACTCTATTGAAAAATTTTCATTTTCTTTTTGTAAGTCTCTAAGAATTTCGGTACCGTCAGGACATAAAGTCCAAAATTTTTTATTTTCCATTTTTTATATTTATAATTAAATTTATTAATGTGTCAACATTAGGATGACATTCAAATGTTTTTTTATTCTCCAAACAATTAATAAGTGGTGGAACTCCTTGAATATTACCCCACTCTTTAATACCATATTTCATATCTGAACAACAATGTAAATTACATCCTCCTAAAACATAAGACAATTTATAATCTTGTGAACCTTTTCTATAAGGTTTTCTAAACTCAGGTTTAATTGCACTACCTAACATAATAATCTCAGCATCAGTTGTACCTGCCAAATGTAATAACCCTGAGTCCATTGTAACAAAACATAATGATTTATTTATTAAATGCCAAGCTTGTGATAAACTTGTTTTATTCATTAAGTTTAATCCGTTTTTAATGTCAAAATTAAAAGTTGGTTTATTAACGTTAAAAAATCCTTTTTCGGAACTATCTTTTCCAATTGATACTACTGAAATACCCAAATCATTTAATTTTTTTGTTAGTTTCATCCAATTGGTTGAAGACCAAGTTCTGTTTGGCCAAGTTTGAACGGGATGAATTAGAACATATTTTTCAGGTAAATTTTCAATAGGTTCGTATTCTTTAGGATAGTAATTACATTCCATCTCATCAGGTGATAACATAAAACCTAAACTAACTGCATGGTATTGACGAATATCAATACGGGCATGTTTATACTCAACACCCCTTTCAGTTTTATTTCCTAAAATATCAAAAGTTGTGTGAACAATAGATTGTTCTCTTAAATGTCTTATGTTAATTGTGTTTGGGTGGTATGATTTTTCAACATATGGATTATCATTAAATATTTCAGGGAAATGGGTTATAATATAAATATTTTTATTATAACTCTCATATAACTTACGAAGTGTAGGTGTTGAACATAAAGTGTCCCCTATTGAATAACACTCGGATAAATTTAAAAAAACTTTATTATCCATATTAATTTCTTACAATAAAATGTCTAATATAAGTCCACCAACTATATCCGGTATTTTTACCAATAATATTAATATATTTGTTTAATTGAGATTGTAACTCATTATCTTTTTGTTCGTTAGTTACATGATGATTTTGATTTTGATAATAAAATAACATTT